ATCAAACTGGGCAGAACCCTCACCACCAACCCCAGCTTGTTCCATAACCTGAGTCGTCTCACTCATATCACGAACATCTGTAAGTAATTCTGCATCTGACTTACCACCAAACTGACTTATAACTAGGTTAGTAAGCATTGCACCTAGATTACTAGCAGCTTTTTCAGAACTCTTCATACCTTCTTGAGAACTCTTAATTAAACCAAGTGTGTTTTGCCTAGTTTTTTCTTGTCTTTCAGCAAGTATTTGTTCTGCACTTTTAAAATCAAACATTCCAGCCATTATGAAATTCTCCCGTAATCAACTCTTAAGTACCCATCATCACCTTTCATAACAGCTTCAGGGAATACTAACATAGCTTCTTGTGCCATAACACCTACAGTAGGTTGGTCAGGGTGTGCAATCTTCTTACCCTCTTCGTTCCAATCCCAAGTGTACATATTTAAACCACTATTATACTTACCTAATTTAACAATGTTTTCTTTAAGTCTTATATCACTGGCACTCATAGCATACGCCATTGCTGCGGCAGATGCACCTTGAACTGCTGAACCTAATAAATCAGTTCCTTGTTGGTCTTGTCTTGTGTTAGCACCCAAAGCACTAGCAGCATCAGCATAAGAGCCGCCTCTAGCAGCTTCAGCAGTTAAGCCAAGTTTCAACAAGTCTTGCTCAGTTCCAGTAATACCAGAACCAAGACCAAACAAGCCTGTAGTACCTGCAAGTAAGTTCTGTGCTCGTTGTTGTTCAAGACCTTCATTGATACCAAAGATACCAGACTCAATACCAAATGCTTGTTGTTGTTCACCAAGTGCTTGTTGTCTTGATTGAGCAGCTAGGTTGGCTAACGTCTCAGATTGCGCTCTACCGAGTCCAAATGCATCAGGGCTTACCATACCACCTGCACCTGCTCCAGCAGCCTCTCCTGCAAGCATAAGACCCATACGACCACTGCCAAATAAGTCTGACTGTAGTTGTTGTCTTTGTTGTGCAAAAGCTGGTTCTAGTAATGCAGACTGTTCTCTGAATATATCAGAAGTACGCCCTGCTAAATCACGCTCAAATTCAAAAGGAGTTACTTCTCTGCCAAATGCTTCTGGTATTTCACCAATAAGCTGTCCAGCACCACCATAACCTGCTTGCTGTATATCTAATAAAGGCTGTGATAAACCTAGATTAAAACCTCTATCTTTATCGTACGATGTAGTACCTACAGAAGTAGTTAAAGTATAAGGTTTAAATACAGCTTGTGCTGCATATTTCCTAGCTTCTGGGTCAATTTTTGCCTCATCTCCACCACCACCTTTTCCGCCACCACCCATTACACTATCTCCTGTACTGGCAATTCATAAAATGTAAAACGGGATTTAAACCCATCATCTTTAAATACTTTACCCCAACCATTACGACCTAATGATTCAATAATGTCACAACCAGTTGAATGGGCAAAACCTTGTATAGTCTTTAACATATCTTCTTTCCAAAGTTCTAATTGTGTACCACCAGTAAAGTGCATAACAAGAGACTTTAACTGTGGGTACTCCATAGGTTCTGTAATAACAAAACCAAATATCTTATCTTCTTCGTGAGCAATCCATAATTGTTGGTTGGGGTTTTTCTTTACAGCGTTACGAATATCATTAGCTGTAAATCTACCGTAAGTGTATTCAGCACAACCTTCAAAGTATTCTTTTACTCTGTGCCAAACTACGTCTACTTCTTGATTAGGGAAATGTGTGATTTTCATTATACCTTTTCTACAAATTTTAAAATATCTTCTTTGTTTAAAACATACGCTTGTATGTCTAAAACCCCGTTGTCAATTTGTTTTAATATACGATGTCTACCATCTATAAGTCTGTATTGTTTACCTTTAGGATTTTCCATAGTGGCTACAATACTAGGGTAACTACAATTAGCTAATCTATATCTAATACTTTCTTTATCTATACTGTCTAAATCTTTATAACCTATGTTAGATACATTTATTTCTTGTGAAGCTAATCCTCTTAACTTAATGAGGCTATATAAATTTTTACAATCTACCTTTAATGACTCTTCTGTAATTGCCCATTCGCCTTCAAGAAGATGTATCATATAATCTAAACCCTATACTAACCCTGTTACCTTCACTATAAATACAATGCCACAATTTGTCATCTTCTGGTATATCAAACTCTTTTATATCTACGCCTTTCTTATCCCAATCTGTAACAATATTATCCTGTGCGTCTTTATACCTAAAGAAAGATTTGCCGTCCGAGTAAACAATATAAACTCTTTTACAAGGTTTCTCAGAATTAGTGTGCCAGCCCATATATCCAGTAGGAGGGTAATAAAATAAACCACTATTTATGATGTTATAGGTAGGGTATATCTCTTGTAGTAAATGAATAAACTTATTATTTAAACCTTTGTAACTTAAGTCTACCAAGTTCCTGTTGGTAGCCACATCAATATCTGCACCTGGCAGTGACTGTTTAGAAACATTATCTTTTGCATCTAAATCTATTTCTGCAACATCTTTATAAGTTAGTATAATATCTTTTGCTAAACTTTCTGCCTTAGAATAAATCTTTGTATTTTTCATCGTAATCTATTGCTAACTCAAAAGGTACTTTATTAGCTATCTGCTCTGGGGTAGTACAGCTTTGTAAATCTAAAGTAGTAGTTAAGTCTCTTAAAGCTTGCTTATCAGAGTTAATAACTTCTAGTAAATCTTGTCTACCTTCTGCTAAAGCTCTAGATTGATACATATCTAAAACCTTAAACACGTTTACTCTAATCTCTCTATAGAAATCTAAAAACCATAAAGCAAGTAACTCTAAGTCAAACTCTACATCTGTAAAGTTATTATTAAACTTTAGCTTATCTATGTGTATAGACATACCCAATTCTTTTGCCTTGGGGTTTTTACTAAAAGGTTTAATAACAGTTTTAGAAGATTTAGGAATAACTCCTATTTCTTTTAGCTCCTCTACAGACTTGTCAGATACAGTTAAAGCAACTTTAGGAGTGCCTTCTGGAAATTGAAAGAAAATGTTTTTCATTTATAATCCTTAGTAAAGAGTTGCTACAATGTAAGTTGGGTCTACCGCTGTAATACCAAACATTTGTGTGGCGTTACCATCGGTATCAGCAGCACTAAACACTTTATAATCATTAAAAATATTTTTTGCTTTTAAAGTAAAAGTTGTTGCAGACCTACTACTAACAAAGCAGTTATAAACAGCAAGAGTGTTATCAGCAGTAGTTACAGCTGAACTTTGGGATAAAGTACCCTCGTCTACATTACCTACTGTAACTGCCCAGTTAGATGTACCATCTTGTAATGAAGCATCACAAGTAATAGTATAGTCCCCAGTGCCTACTTTAGATAGTGTTAAACTTTGAGAAGCTATAGTAGCTCCTGTAGCACCATTAAAAGCTATAAAACCTCTACCTGCTCCTATAGCGTCTTGAACAAAAGCTGTATTTGCTATTAGCGTACTATCATCAGTAGCTGCTGCTGTAGGGGTAGTAGGTGTGCCTGTAAAAGAAGGAGAGTTTATATTTGATTTTAAATCTATTGCAGCTTGTAAAGTACTTTGCAAAGAACTATCTGCTGCTTGGTAAGCTGTTGTAACTGCATCATCGGCAGTTTTTACAAAAGACGTAGTAGCTAGCTGAGTTGTATTAGTGCCAGCAGCCGCCTTTGGAGCAGAAGGCACTCCTGTTAAAGTAGCACTATTTATATCTGCTTTGGTGTTTACCGCAGTTTGAATAGCGTTGTACTCATCATTGATTTCTGTACCACTTACAATCTTTAAGGGGTCGCCTGTTAGCAAGGCATCCTTAGAAGCAAAGTCTGTGGCTTTTACATAATTACTCATATTTTATATACCTTTATTGTGTTCTTCCAGATTTAATAAATACATCAAGTCTTTGAATACTGAGGGGTGCACCGTTTATTTCTGCTTCAAAGCCACCTTGGATAACTGTACCACTGCCACCTACTGAGTTGCTTACAGTTCTAATGCTAATACCGCCTGTGTACTCTGCTACTGTATACTCATCTTCACCGTAGTAGTAGGGTGTACCCTCACCTTCAATAACGTACGGGTAACTAAAGTATTTAGTAGAGTAGTCAAAACCCAGTTTAGTTACGAATGTTTGATTGTCTGGTGCAATCAATGTCACGCTTAATCTCTTGGCTATCTTAGTTATATTACTATTGCCTAAGTCAAAGTAGTTAGTATAATACTTAAAGTTAAATGCACTACCATTATCTTGAGAACCAAAGTATTCAGCTAAACCGTTGGTTTGGCAAAAGAGTAGCTTGCGTTCATCAGCATCATAAATAAAGTTAGTATGAGTTATACCCAACCACTTAGTAATTCTTAAAGCACCGTCCTGTAGTGGTGTCTTAGTATCAAAAGCATAAACAATACCAGCACTTGGAAAGTACAGTAGGTAGAAAGCAAAGTTAGGGCAGTACACAGATTTAATGTTGGTGTCTGTACCTTCATTCTCTACTAACGTAATTAAGTCATCACGTATGTTTTTAGACAAGTCTCTCAAAGGTTGTGACTTCTCTTGGATAGTTCTACCTAGAGACCTAACACCTGTAGAAGATAAGAACATAATATCATCGCCAACATTCTGTATGGTGTTGTGAGATATACAACCAATACCTTCAATAGTTTCTACTAAAGAAAGTGTAGTAACATCAAAACTAGCCTCGAAGCTATCTTTATCTTGAAACAACATAATAGAGTTTTTACAGAATACTACTAAGAAACCGTTGTGTGCACCCAGTCCAGTAATAACATCACTATTCTTAGCGAATGTACCAGCTATGTTTAGTTGTCCAGCACTACCTGAACCCCACTTAGTACCGTCTAATAGGTCAGAGAAATATACTACTGTTTTACTAGTAGTTGTATCAGCCGCCCATAAACGCCCATATGCAGACATAACTATGTTAGCCTGTGGTGGTGTACCATCATACCCAGTAAAAGTGTCTATAGACTTAAACTCGTCCGTTGTAGACTCGTTTGTGTATACTAAAGGCTTGTAACCTCGTTGAAAGAAGTAAGTCCTGTCATTAAGACTAGCAGCAGTCCAGTTACCAGCAGAGATAGTATCTGTTGTACTAGGAGTAATAACCTCTAAGTTACTATACCCTTTGTAAAAAGTAGTAGCGTTCCAAGATAAGTTTCTTTTAACCCCAGCTAAATCAATAGAGATGTGAGTACCTAATAGGTTGACACCATTGTTAGCATCATTAACACCACCTAGTTGAGTTGTACGATACGACC